TTTCTTTTTTTAAAAAAATAATGTATAATGCTTTATCTTTGACAATCACAATGGTGTGATTGACACTTGCCAAGACAAAGATTGGAGATAAAATGGCTAATACAACTTTTAACGGTCCCGTCCGCTCAGAAAACGGTTTTAAAACTATAATTAAAAATTCAACTACAGGGGCATTAACAAATGAAATGACCCTATCAACTTACACTGCAACGATTACAATTGCATCTTCTGGAACTGAACACAAAGAATCTTCTATTGGAATACCGTCTAACTTCATACCGATGGGTGTTGCTATTACAGTCACAAGTGCTGCTGCTAATAATGTAAATCTTGTGGACATTGGAACAGATGCTGACACAGATGGATTTGTTGACGGTATCAGCATAGCTATCAACGCGACCGGTTTTAAAGGATTTTTTCCTTGTAATGGTGTGTTAGGTATGTCTGGTGGAGCTACAACAGCGGCAACAGAAACAGCAGATGAGGTTGAAGTAGTTATATCAGGCACAGCAGGTGCAGGGGGTGAATTATCCCTTAAATTCTTTGGTATAGCATCTGATTCACCAACAGCTTAATAGGAGTTTTATATGGCTAATTCAGACGTTAAAAGTAAGCGTTTGACGGGAACTGGCGCGGCCTCTGTTGGTCGTTCCAGATTGCGCCAAGTACAAATACTTACCTCTTCTGCGGGAGCAGGTCGTTTGACTCTTACTGATGGTAATGGTGGGGCTACTATATTGGATATTGATTTTTTAGCATCTGATTCTCATTCTGTTAATATTCCAGATGAGGGTCTTTTGTTTACGTCAGATATTCACGTAGCCACAGCTACAAATGTAACTGCACTTACTATATTCCATAGTTAGGGAATAACATGGCTTCAAGAGTTAAAACGAAGTCCCCTAAAAGTAAATCGCGCAAGGATAATATGCCAAAGCGCAATGAAAAGAATTTCCGTCCCACAAAAAAAGGGGCGGGAATGACAGAAGCAGGAGTAAGAGCATATAGAAGAAAAAATCCCGGTTCTAAATTAAAAACGGCTGTTACAAAGAAAAAAGGTTTGACCAAATCAGAAAAAGCAAGACGTAAATCATTTTGTGCAAGATCAGCGGGTCAAATGAAAAAATTTCCAAAAGCAGCCAAAGATCCAAATAGCCGTTTAAGACAGGCTAGAAAAAGATGGAGGTGTTAATGCCAAACAAGTTACCAAGAGGATTAAGCTATCATAAAAAAGGTGGAGAAGCGAAATCAAAAGGCAGTAAAATATGCCCTGCGGGAAAAGCTTGGGCACAAAGGACTTTTGATACATATCCGTCTGCTTACGCTAACATGGCAGCTTCAAAATATTGTAAAGACCCTAATTATGCAAAAAAGGCAAAAGGAAAAAGTGGAAAGAAAAAAGCGTAATAAAAAAGATCCTATAAAAGGAACTGGAAAAAAACCTAAAGGCACAGGAAGGAGACTTTATACAGATGAAAATCCTAAAGACACTGTTTCGATTAAGTATGCTACCGTGGAAGATGCTAGGAAAACTGCTAATAAAGTTAAAAAAATCAATAAACCATTTGCAAGAAAAATTCAAATCCTTACTGTTATGGAGCAACGAGCCAAAGTATCTGGGAAAATCAAACAAGCGCAAATTGCAAAAGCAGCAAAACAATTCTTAAGAAGACAGGAGAAAAAAGTTGGGTGAACTAAAAGATTGGGTCAAACAAAATTGGGTAAGGATAGGTACAGATGGTAAAATCAAAGGTAAATGCGGTACTTCAAAAGATAAGAAAAATCCTGATAGGTGTCTTCCTATGGCGAAAGCAAGAAGTCTCTCCCAAAAAGAGAGGGCGGCCACCGCAAGAAAAAAGAAAAAAGAAGGCTCCAAAGGCAAAACGGTCGTTAAAAATACCAAAGCTGCCGAAGTAAAATTTGCTAGTTTAGGTGGTGAAATGGTGGCAAAAAGACCCTATAACGGTAAGAAAAAGAAAGATGGCGTGGTAGCTAGAGGTTGTGGGGCTGTAATGAGCAATCGACGCAAATTTACGAAAGGTTCTGTAAGTGCAACATAATGTATATTTAGACGAAATTAGAGCATGGTCTAAACACGCTTTAGAAAAACCTTTAGAGTATTTTAACAATTTACCTCCATGCCCTTATGCAGAAAAAGCTTGGGAGGATAAACGAGTAGATTGTGTTATTAAAGACACGGATAACAAGCAAGTTTTGTATACCACGGTATCTCAATTTCCAAATAATTTAGATATTGTTTTGATTGTAGACAAAAAATACGAAAAATCAGCAAAAGACTTCCATGATTATTTAGATGCTATGAATGTTGCCATATCCAGAGGTATGTTTATTGATAAAGACATTTGGGTTATGGGGTTTCATCCAGATGATGAGGCTAGTGAATATGTAGATGATGCTAATTTTTGTCATTTAACAGAGGAAAGTTATGCCATTATTTTTGTACAAAGATTAACAAAGTTGCATGAATCAGCAGACAAACTTAAAAAAAGAGGTTATTATAAGATTTATAGCAAAGAATATAATGCCGATGCTATATTTAAACTGAGAGAAACTTTATATAGGAGACTTAAAGATGGTAATGAAACCTAAGAAAAAACCCGTAAAAAAAATGGGCGGTGGTATGATTAAGAAAATGCGCGGCGGTGGTATGGCTACAAAAAAGATGCGCGGTGGCGGCATGGTTAAAAAGATGCGCGGTGGCGGCATGGTTAAAAAGATGCGTGGCGGTGGCATGGTTAAAAAAGCAAGGTAAAGGAATATACAATGACGGGATCAAGAGTAAACATAGGAAACGCCGGTTTTAAGAAAAAGAAATCAAAAGGTGGTGCTATCAAGATGAAGTCAAAAGGTGGTGCTATCAAGATGAAGTCAAAAGGTGGTGCTATCAAAAAAAATAAAATGAAGATGATGTCTAAAGGTGGCACTGTGAAAAAGAACATACCTAAGATGATGTCTAAAGGTGGCACTGTGAAAAAAAATATGCCTAAAATGATGTCTAAGGGAGGTAAAGTTAAAAAGAGATAATTAATGGCTTATTTACAAAGTAATATTCCACACTTTAAGTGTTGGGTTCGTAGAGAATATACACATAACCATGAGAAATATCATGGTGAGTTTTTACACGCCATGGCGGTAGCTGTTACCACAATGCCTTGTAGATCACTTAGCTTTCAAGTAATTTTTACGGGCTTAGAAGAAGGTTCAGAGGAAAATGTGCACGGTGGAGCTATGTGGGCAAGAATGCCTATTACGGCTTTAGTTGGAGATTTTGATTTTGAGGGTTGGCCCGAACCAATGCCGACTTATCTTGCTCAACCTTGGGATTGCTCTTCTCATCATCATGCTATTTATCAAATAAACAGAGCTCAACCTTGCCCTTGGATTGCAAAAATTGGTAGTGATTTTTTTCCTGCAAAATATTTATTTACAGTGGATTATGCTGAAAGTGAAATAGCTGATGATCCCGCTCAACATAAACAAAGTCATGTTTTGCAATTACTTGAAGCAAACGAGTATACAGGAAATATTGTTGCACTTCCGAATAATAGAGTTAGAGTTACACATCCCGCATGGTGGGTAACAGGTGAGGGTCCTCCTGATTTTAAACCCTCTCATCATATTCATTATTCAAAATCAGATTTAGATTACACACTAGACGTGAATCAAATTTTTGATAATATGTATGCCGAACCTGTCGAAGAGGAAAAATAATGGCGGTGTCTGATAGTAAAAATTTTGAACTTAATGTAGTCGAATACATTGAAGAAGCTTTTGAGAGATGTGGCCTTGAGGTTAGAACTGGTTATGATTTAAAAACGGCAAAGCGTTCTCTAAATTTAATGCTCGCTGAATGGGCAAACAGAGGACTCAATCAATGGACTATTAAACAAAGAACGGTTTCGCTAGTAAAATCTGATGGCGAATATGATTTAGGAACCGATGTTATTGATGTTTTATCCGTTGTTGTAAGAAGGGATAGTACTGATTTTTCCATAGAGCGTATTAGTAGAGATACTTATTTAGCTATACCAAATAAAACAACAGAAGGTAGAGCAAGTCAATTTTTCTTAGATAGGCAAATTACACCAAATTTAAAAATATGGCCTATTCCTGAAAACAATACAGATGTAATCTATTATGATGCACTTACACGAATTGATGATGCCGATACTCAAATAAACACTATGGATGTTCCGTTTAGGTTCTATCCTTGTTTAGCTGCAGGTTTAGCATATTATATTTCAATGAAGAGAGCCCCTGACAGAATACAATTGTTGAAAGCAGCCTATGAAGAAGAATTTCAAAGAGCAATGACAGAGGATAGAGATAGAGCTTCTTTTAATGTTGTTCCACAATTTGAATATTTTAGGACTTCCTGATGAGTAAATACGCTAGTGGAAAGAGAGCATTTGGTATATCAGATAGATCTGGTTTTCGCTATCGTTATAAAGATTTAAGAAGGGAATGGAATGGAGCCATTGTTGGACCAGATGAGTTTGAAACAAAACATCCGCAATTATTTCCCAGAAGAAAAGTTTTTGATGCACAAGCTTTACGTGATGCCAGACCAGAGGTTAATTTAGAAGCTGAAAGAAATGTAACTTATGGTTTTAACCCTGTGGGTAGTCCCTCACAACCTTACTTTCCTGTTAGTAAAACAGAAGCTTTAGGGCAAGTTGGCTCTGTAACCGTTAATCCTACCGAAAACACAGACGCCATAAATGTTTCTGGGGTAGGTGCTACGTCCTCTGTTGGATCAATATCGGTTAATGAAGATGATGTATCTTCCTCTGTTACAGGAATTTCTTCATCTTCTGCGGTGGGGTCTGTAACAGTAAGTTCAAATGTAACCCGATATGCTGTGACCGTAGCCAGTTATGGTGGCGGAAATCGTTATTACATAGATGGCGTAAGACAACCTACCTTGAGTTTATCTGAGGGTAGTATTTATTTGTTTGACTGGTCGGCTGCTACTTCGCATCCATTTAGATTTTCTACCACATCAGACGGAACACATAATAGTGGAAGCGAATACACAACAGGTGTTGTAAAAGATGACTCTGCCTACACTACACAAATAACAGTTGCAGGTGGTGCCCCGACCTTGTATTACTATTGTTCAAATCATAGTGGCATGGGAGGTCAAGCAAACACACCATGAGTTTTACCTATTTACAACTTAAAACTGCTATACAAGATTATACAGAGAATAATGAAACTACTTTTGTAACTAATTTACCTGTATTTATAAGACTAGCTGAAGAGAGAATTTTAAAAAATGTACAATTAAGTTTGTTTAGAAAAAACGCTATAGCTACGATTGTACAAGGTAGTCAGTATTTTGCTTGTCCGTCAGATTTTTTAGCACCTTTTTCCTTGAGTTTTAGATCTAGTGATGAAAACAAAGTTTTTGTGGATTTCAAAGATCCAAGTTTTTTGCAAACATATACACCTAACAGTGCTACACAGGGCGTTCCAAAGTATTACAGTGTGTTTGATATAGAGAATTTTTTGATAGCTCCTACTCCAGACGCGTCTTATACAGGAGAACTTCATTACTATTACAGACCTGTAAGTTTAACCGCAGGTGCTGATTCGGAAACAACATGGCTAAGTATAAATGCAGAAATAGCTTTACTTTACGCATCTTTAATAGAAGCTTATACTTTTATGAAAGGTGAACAAGATATGATGGTTTTATATAATCAAAAGTTTCAAGAAGCCTTAGTGGGTATTAAAATGTTGGGTGAAGCTAAAGAAGTAACAGACGAATTTAGAACGGGAAAGGTAATAAGGCCTAAGCAATGATAAGTTTAAAGATGGATTTACCAAAAGATAAACCCATAGTTGGCGTAAAAACAACTAATAATAGAGGTTTTACTCCAGAAGAGGTTGCAGAAAACTGTGTAAAAAGAATTATTTCTGTATCTACAAACGTAGACCCTGTGTTAAGAGATCAGGCTCTTGCCTACGCAAAAGATATTGAAAGAGTAGTTGCATATTACATGAAAGAAGCTATTAACAGTGATAGAACAACAGTGTATAATGCAATTAGGGATGCAGGACATCCGAAACTGGCCGAACTAATAAGGAGATTATAACATGGCTTTTAGTGGAAACTTTATGTGCACATCTTTTAAGGTGGAACTCCTTCAAGGCAAACACGACTTTACAAATGGACAAGATCAATTCAAGCTTGCACTTTTTACAAATAGTGCAGAACCAACACAAGGAAGTTTTGGTGGAAGTGGATCTACAATGAATGCTTCAGTTACGGACTATTCTGCTAATAATGAAGTAGGAAACTCTGGAGATTATTCAGCAGGTGGAGGGACATTAACTAATGTTACCCCAACTTCTTCTTCTACTACAGCTTTTACTGATTTTGCTGATAAAACCTATGGTTCATCAACAATAACAGCAAGAGGAGCTATTATCTATAATTCACAAACAGCAGGTGGTTCAAGCACCACTGACGCAGTTTTAGTTTTAGATTTTGGTTCTGACAAGTCATCAAGTTCTGGTGATTTTCAAATTGTGTTTCCAACTGCTGATGCGAGTAGTGCTATAATCAGAATAGCCTAAAGAGGTCCTTCCTTGACTAATTTTTTAACAGGTTGGGGTAGAGGAACTTGGGGGCAATCTACGTGGAATGGCGCAATTCCACTGGAAGTTACAGGTGTTGTTGGCACCACTAGTGTTGGTAGTGTTTCTATCTCTATTAGCAAATCTGTTAGTGTAACAGGTGTTGCAGGGACAAGTGCAGTAGGTAGTGTAACCATACCTAACATTGCTGTTTCTGTAACAGGTGTTGCAGGGACAAGTGCAGTAGGTACTGCTTTAGCGGAAACAGCACAAATAGTAAATGCAACTGGTCTTGTTGGCACCTCTGCGGTAGGAAGTGTTTCTGTTGAAACAGATCAAAACTTAGGTGTAACAGGCGTTGCAGGTAACGTAGGTGTAGGATCTGTTGTCGTTCCACAACACATAGATGTTTCTCTTACTGGTGTAGCAACTACCTCTGCTGTTGGCTCTACCACTATTGTACAAGGTCAAGGAATAGATGTAAGCCTAACAGGTGTTGGTTCTACTACATCTGTAGGTTCAGTAACTCCACAAACAGATCAGGTAATTAGTGTAACAGGTATAGCAGGGACGCCTGCGGTAGGTACTGCTACAGGTCAAGGTAATATTTCGGTCAGTATTACAGGAGTAGCAGGAACAAGTTCTACCGGGTCAGCAACAGGAATAGGAAATACAATCATTAACTTAACGGGACTTTCTACTAGCGCATCTGTAGGAAATGTGTTAGTTTGGGATAACATTATTCCTGCACCGGGTAATACTTGGTCAGAGATAGCAGCATAGGATAATAATATGAGCACGTATGTAAATAATTTAAGACTTGAAGAAATAGGAACCGGTGAGAGATCGGGTACTTGGGGTACAGCCACCAATACAAATCTTGAACTTATAGGAGAGGCTTTAGGTTTTGGCACAGAAGCCATAACTACTAATGCCGATACTCATGCAAGCACGATTGCAGATGGCTCTACAGATCAAGCTAGAGCTATCTACATCAAATATACAGGAACGCTTGATTCTGCTTGTACGATTACAATATCTCCAAACACCATGAAGAGAGTGCATATTATTGAAAATGCAACAAGTGGAAGTCAAAACATTATTATTAGTCAAGGTTCTGGTGGCAATGTAACGATAGCAAATGGTCAGACTAAGATTGTTTATTTAGATGGAGCAGGATCTGGAGCAGCTGTTACAGATGCACTTGCTGATTTATCGATACCAGATTTGTTTATAGATGATGATGTAAGTTTACAATCAGATGGTGCTATTTTAAATTTTGGAGCCGATAGTGACATTAATTTAACACATACGGCTGATACAAGTTTGACACTTGGAGGAGCAGGTTCTACTACTGGACTTGTTGTTAACAACACAGCTACAGACGGAGATCCTTTTGTTGCTTTTGCTTTAAGTGGCACACAAGCATTCACTATGGGCGTTGATGATGGCGATAGTGATAAGTTTAAACTAGGCACAACAGCTATTGGTACAAATACAATGTTAGAAATGGATTCTTCCAAGAATGTTGATATTGTAGGCCATGATGGTAGTAGTGTTGGTTTAAAATTAGGTGGTACTCTTGTAACTGCCACAGCTGCTAGTTTAAACAATGCAGCTACAACTGGAAAAGCTATAGCAATGGCGATAGTATTTGGATAAAGGAGAATAAAATATGGCAAATCCTAATATTGTCTCGGTTACTAGCATTTATGCAGGAAATGCGGGGTATAATTTATCTGCTACGACTACTGCTACGCTTTTAACTGTAGACGCTGATAAAATAGTAAAAATTAATAATATCATTTGTGCAAACGTAGATGGTACGAATGCAGCTACTCTTGATTTATTTGTAGATGGTATGGGTAGTGGAGCTTCTGGTGTTACGACAACAGGTGCAGACGCTACAGTTTATCTAGCTAAAACTATTTCTGTACCCGCTGATGCGAGTTTAGTGGTTCTTGATGCACCCATCTATTTAATGGAAGGTGATGTTTTAAAAGGTGGAGCAAGTGCAGCAAGTGACTTAGACTTGTTTGTATCTTATGAAGTCATAGATGATGCGTAAGGTTAGTTTATGGGTAGAAATAGACCAAAGGGGGGTCTTTTAGGAGGCTCTGATATACTAAGACTTCCAGACACTCCCGAAGTAAGTGGAACAGCAGGGGCTGATTCAATAGATGTTGTTTTTACCGACCCTTCTGATGTTGGGGGAGGTTCTATAACTTCTCGTACAGCAAGTGCTACTGCTGATGGAACTACCACTACAGCAACAGGAACTGGAACAACAGTTACAATAACTAGTCTTAGTGCAGCAACTTATACTGTAGGTGGATTTATAACCAATGATTTTGGTAATAGTCCAGATAGTGCTACAGTTTCTGTTCAAATTTTGTTTGACAGAGCTATTGTTGCAGGTGGAAATGGAGCAACTAATCGTAATACAACAATTGATTATTTTGCAATAGCATCTACAGGTAATGCTAGTGATTTTGGTGATTGTGCATCAACTACAGAAGCACAGAATGGAGGTATGGGTAGTACAACAAGAGGTTTATTTGCATCAGGTACTGCTTATTCTGCTGACTACCAATATATAACTTTTGCATCCACAGGTAATGGTACTGATTTTGGTGACATACTAAATAGTCCATATTTTCCCACTTCTTTTTCTAATGCAACAAGAGGTATTGTGAGTGGAGGTTATTTTTCAGGTGCATCTCAAAATCCTATAAATTATTTTACAATAGCATCAACTGGTAACGCTTTAGACTTTGGTGATTTAAATACAAAGAGATATACTCATTCTGGTTTTGCATCTAGCACTAGAGGTGTTTCTGCTTGTGGTAATAATTACCAAGGTGGTCACAATTATTTAAACGATATAGAATATATAACTATAGCATCTACTGGCAATGGAACAGATTTTGGAGATGCTACTGTAAACAGGTCATATATTGCAGGTACAAGTTCAAGCACTAGAGGTATTATGGCAGGGGGTTATACAGGTTCTGACCTAAATACTATTGATTATGTAACTATAGCATCAACAGGTAATGCTACAGATTTTGGAGATACTAGCACTAATCGTAGAGGTATGTCGGGAGCTAATAATAATCTAAGAGGAGTTTTTGCAGGTGGTTATGGTGGTGCTCAATTAAATGAAATAGTATATGTAACTATAGCATCAACTGGTAATACATCTGATTTTGGAGATTTAATAACAGCAGGACTAAGTAGTTGTTCAACAAGCTCTAATCATGGAGGACTTCATTAATGCCTAATTTTTCTGGAGTGTGGAGTTTAAGAGAACAAGGTGTGGCTCTTCAAGGTGGTAGATGGTCTAGTCCACCAGAAATATTTCAACAAATTGCTTTGTTCTTTGGTGGATCAGCAGGTTCTGGTGGACAGAATTATATTGATCAAAGAAATTTAGCAAGCACTGGCAATGCAAGTGATTTTGGAGATATGAGCACAGGTGCTTCTGGTGTTGGTGCTGCAGGTAACACAACAAGAGCAGTTTACAGTTTAGGACAAACAGGTGCTCCTAATTATGTTGTTAATACATTGGAATATGTAACTTTTGCTTCAGCAGGTAATGGTGCAGATTTCGGAGATTTAACAACAGTTAGGCAAACAGCAGCTTGTGCATCTAATCATACAAGAGGTCTTTATGGTTCAGGAGAAAATGCAACAAGTGCAGTTAATATAATTGATTTTATTACTATTAATACTTTAGGTAATGCGACTGACTTTGGAGATATGACAGTTACGAAACAATATAGAGCTTCTTGTTCTTCTCCGACAAGAGGAATATGGGCAGGTGGAACAGCATCTCCTGTAAATGTAATTGATTTTGTTACAACAGCATCAGCAGGTAATGCAAGTGACTTTGGTGACTTGACAACATCTGTATATGGTTTTGGTGGTGTTTCTAATGCCACAAGAGGGGTTTTTGGTGGTGGTAATGTAAGTGGTGATCCTTATTCAAATGTAATTGATTATATT